ACGCACTATTAATATAGTGTGCATATACCGTTATACATTTTAATACACCGTTTATACAAAGGAAATATTATGGCAGATTTTAAATCGCTCAAGAAAAACAGCAAGTCACATTTCGACAAGCTCGTTACAGAAGTTCAGAAACTGAACACACCAGCCCAAGGCGGCAAATCCCAAGACGACGACAAATACTGGAAACCAGAAGTAGATAAAGCTGGCAACGGCTATGCTATCATTCGTTTTCTACCAGCACCTGCTGATGAAGAGCTTCCGTATGTCCGTATCTTCGATCATGGATTCCAAGGTCCAGGTGGTTGGTATATTGAGAAGTCACTAACAACACTTGGTCAGAAAGATCCAGTATCAGAATACAACTCCCAATTGTGGAATTCTGGTATCGATTCTAATAAAGACTTAGCTCGCAAATACAAGCGCCGTCTATCTTTAGTATCTAACATATATGTTGTTAAGGATCCAGCTCATCCTGAGAATGAGGGTAAGGTATTCTTGTTCAAGTATGGTAAGAAGTTGTGGGACAAGATTGAGCTTGCAATGAATCCAGAGTTTGAGGATGAAGAGAAGATCAATCCATTTGATATGTGGACTGGTGCAAACTTCAAGTTGAAAATTCGTAATGTAGAAAATTATCGCAACTACGATAAGTCCGAGTTTGAGGCATCATCTCCTTTGTTGAGTGATGATGATCAGTTGGAAGCAATTTGGAAGCAAGAGCATTCGCTCACTGAGTTGGTCAATCCAAGCAACTTTAAGTCATATGATGAGTTGAAAGCTCGTTTACATAAAGCATTAGGTTTGGATGGTAGTGTTCAACCTCAAACAACTGCTGAATCATACTACCAAGATGACGCACCTCAAGCTACTGCTCCTAAAGCTCTCAAGGCGGCACCAGCGAAGGCTGCTAAGATGGATGAAGGGTTTGGAGATGACGACGACGAATCGATTGAGTTCTTTAAGAAACTAGCTCAAGACGAGTAATAAAAAAGGCCCCACTGGGGCCTTTCTTTTATCCAAATGCTGTTGGCTTTCGCAAGTATGATTTAAGCTCTTCTTTTTCAGGTGAATTGACTGCTCCCTTAGGTGCCGGTCTGTCGTTACTTGTTTGTGCAGATGGCATTGGTGGAGGAGACTGAGTACCAAGCATTATAGGTATAATGTTGGCCATGTCGGTCATTTCTCTTATAGCCTTTTGGTTCTCAGTAATAGATTGTATCTTAGCATCATCGAATCCCATTTGACGATACTTAGATTCTGCTAGTACTTGATTACTAAACTGCTCACCACCTATAGTACCGGATACAGGTTTTGATCCTTGGACAGCCGCCATTCTGTTTTCTAAATCTGCTAGGCTTATGTAACCTTTGCCCTCTTTATCCAATTCTTTATTAGCTTGGTATTCTTGTGTACCAGCTTTATGGAAAACGAATTCTTTATTTTTTAATGCTGCTGGCTTGAATATTGCAGCATATATTTGTCCAGCGTTAGCTCCAGTCGGTAGACCGACCTGTGCGAAATACTCATCAACATATTTCATTTGCTGAGCACGGCTCATTGTTGCTAGCTGTGCAGTTGATGTGCCTAAACTCTTTGCTGTACTCTCGATGAATTGAATTAATCCAGTAGCAGTTCCACGTGGGTTCTTAGCACTAGGATTGAAATTGCTTTCAGCTTTTATTACAGCTAGTAAGTCTGAGGTTTTAATTTTATATTTGTCAGCTACACGTTGGACTTCGTCCATGAATGGTTTATCAGCAAGAACATCTTTGGGTACGAAGCTCAGATCGCCTTCTGTCGGATTACGTTTTGACATACCTTCAGCAGTGGTCGATATGGCATTCTCGGGAGTTGCGTTACTTTGGGACGACGTCGTTCCTCCTGTAACATTGCCCATAACATCGTACTCGGGAGTTGTACTTGATATTCTTGTTTGTGGTGTTGGTTTATTTTTCTTTAATGCGTTTGCAGCATAATTGCCACCGACTGATAATGCAACAGATCCAGCTAAACTAGCACCTGCTGATACAGGAGCCAACGCACCAAGACCTAGTGTACCTACCAGCGTAGCAAACCTAACACCGGCAGCAGCATAGTCACCATCCTTGATGTCGTCGTATATGTCAGGAAGAGCTAGTATAGTGCCTAGACCGCCCATTGCACGGCCGTACTTCCCAACTATAGATCCAGCCTCTCTACCAAATTTGCCTATCGACGACAAAGCTTCTTTGGTAGCGACTTGAGCTTTGTCCATAGCTGTGATGTTTTTGCTAGCTGCATCTGCAATACTTTTCTGAGTAGCTGCCGAACGTGCTCCAGAAGTCTCTGGTAGTATTATTCCACCAGGAGACATTTTCATATTAGATGTTGGTGCACCTGGTGTTGCTACTTGCCATGGCATTACAGGAGTTCTTGATCCTGCGGCTGCCTGTGTTGCCTGTGCTGCTGCTGTTTGCTCTGCTCTAGCCGCAGCCGCGGCTCTACCGCCCTTCCAAAGCCCATACCCTGCTGCAGCGGCGCCAAGTGTCCCTAAAGTACCTTCGGGATTCTCACTTCCAAACAATGCTCCTCCGGCTCCAGCAATTGCTGAGCCCACAAAACCCACTCCAAGCTTTCTAGCTGCAAGGAATCCAGCCGCTCCACCAGCCAACCCACCTAACTTACTGGAGCTTTGTGGTAGAGCGTTTCCTCTTTCATCTCTGCCTAATCCAACCGCTTCTTTGACTGCTTGAGATATGTAATCTGGGATTCCTATGACCGAGGCTTTTACTCCTTCGATCACAGCGTTTCCGACTATCGTACCGACCTCTTTAGTCATGTCGATGAGTTTATCTTTTACTTGATCGGCAAGCACCTCAGTTTTCGGCAATCCAGCACCTTGCAGGAACTCATCGAGGAACTTTTTAATCTGCTCACGGTTATTCCATACAATACCACCAATAGCTAACCCGGCACCAACTTTTGCAATGTTACCTAGATTGCCGGATATCAAATCTCCTAATGAGTCTAATATGCCGCTATCTGCTTTTTTGACGTCTCGTTGGGTCGATCCAGGTTCAACAGCAGCTTTAACACTATAAGAGGCCGATCCCTTGCGAGACTCACTTCTTATCATATCTAATTGAGCTATGTTGATTTTACGAATGTCGCTCAATATGTTATTCATTGAGCTTAACTGTGCAGCAACATTACCAAGATTCTTCTGGCTACCAGTCGTCATATTTTTTATGTCGCTGATATCTTTACGGGTCTTTTTATCTTCCGGTGTCTCTGACTTTTTTTGTTGTTGTTTGTTGTACTCAGCAACGGTTTGCTTAATCAGCGGTCCGACCCCAAGACCCAAGTTGTAGATTGCTTTACTAGGATCCATTTGGTCGATGACACGATTCTTAGCCTCCTTCATTGAGTCTGCTATTCGATCCTGTGCACCTTTTGCTGCTGCTGTTAGTATATTGGCCATTATTGTTTTTGTCTTTGTTGTTTGACCCGCTCTGCTTCCTGTTCTAAGTAATCCTTTAACAAATCTACGTATATGTCTCTTTCATACGGCACCATGTTTTCAAACTCTGCAATAGAGTAATGGTGATGCTGAGCCAGATTGAAAAGCAACTGATAGTAGTTGCTAATGTTATTGTGGCTCAGCCCAATATAAAAAAATCATTCAAGTTTTGTAAAACGACCTTTCGCTCAGTTCCCAGACTATTTTTATAAGATGTTTCATAATGCAACTTAGGCATTGTTTCTAAGAACAACTGAATTTGCTTGAATGTATTTACATCCAATCCAGTTACAAACTCGGTTAATTCCTCATCGTTATACTCTTTTGCTTCATACACATTATCTTCATCGTAAATTTTATCAATACAGTATTTAATAACTTCGAAGTATAAATCAACTTCGGATGTTGCTTTTGATACTGATTGTAGCATGTCAGTTTTTGGATATTTTAACACCAAGCCAAATGTATCGTTGATTTTGATATTTGGGTTGTGTCTTGGATCGGTATTGATTACTACCTCATCCAAGTTAACTTGTAGTTTGTATTGTTGGTTATCGTCAGGATCGCTATATGTAACATCGATGATGTTGTTGATCGAACGTGCGCGTAACTTAACAAACATATATTCTAGGTCAAATGTAGTCAAGTCTTCGATGTCGAATTGGTCGACAATGCAATTATTGACAACTTGTTTGATAGCAAGGACGACATCTTTAGGATCATCTGACGTTTGAGCTATCAAAAGTATCTTTTCCTCTTTGACAAGGAAAGGACGCATTTTAATATGGTTGGATGTTGAAGGAATAACGACATCAAATAAAGGATAATTAATTTTTGGCAGACTCATGTTTTCACCTCAGGTTAATAGTCTAATCGCTTAGCGGGTAAGAAAGTTTGTAATAAAGTAGAACTTGTATTAACAACATTTAGTATGTCGTTAACGTTTTGTGGACGTTTGATTGATGATATAGCTTGGATAGCGGTCATCCCTCTCATTAGGCTACCTAACAAGGTAACATTTTTAGATGCTAATGTTTCTTGGGTAGGTTCTTTCAGTCCTAAGATATCCCCTTCATATGTCCAGTGGGAATATGTAAAAGTCACATTGACTCTAACTACATCATTTATGCCAGCCCAATCTCGTTGTATATCACTAACGCCAGTTGGGTAGGCATTGTATAATTTAATCACTCCTATTTTTTGTTGAGTTTCGTCGTATGTGATAACATCGATAATTGTTTTATAGTTATCTCTATACTCAACCTCAAAAGGAGTCTTGCCAAAGTTGTCAGCCACACCAGCACCAGTTGGTATGTCTCTAAAATTAACTATACCATTGAGCCATGCATAGAAAAATTGGTGAACTACACCTTGCGAATCGCCTAGGAATCCAACACTGACATCCCCAAAGCTTGCACTAAAAGGTTTCTTTTCTAAAGGACCTACGCCATACCGACGTACGTTAGATGTTGCAAGCTGTACACCAGGTTGATTAACTCGTTCAGCTCTCATTGCTACAACTTGATTCATTATATCGACTGCGTTTGGCATCATATCGATGAATATTTTAGGTGCCGTAAACCCGACATATGTTAGAGAAGGCTTCTCTACACCATACTTACGAATGTTTACTCTAGCTGAATCGGAATGTCTTTTGAATTCAGCTTGAGTTGCTTTACTCTTAGTAGCACCAAAGGTTTTATTAAATAGCGAATCCGCAGTGCCTCCTACCAAGCTGAGCATGCCTAGTATCTGTTGGTTACGTTCGTTTAAGTTTGCCATTAATTTCCTTTGATAATCCTACGACTATCTTCATACACTTGATTAGATGTTGCTTTTTGGAATCGCTCTAGCGGCAAGAACAATGCAACACTCCACTCCGTTGCTGGGATTACTACTAAATTAGAAGCTAGTCCTTTATTTAGGTAGTGTTTCACACATGGCTTGACAAACCTATTTTTAGAGGATGCTTGAAGTACTTCGTATGTGAGTTGTAACTGAGTTTCTGGAGTCGTGAGTGG